GATCCTCAGAATCCAAAGCAATTAACAGGATCCGCAGATGAGGATAATGGCAAACAACAAGAAAATCCTGCAGGTAGCAACGGTGGACCTCCCTCATCACCTACAAGCAGTACAGACGGCACTAATGGTACTACTAGTGGATCAGACAAATCAACTGAAGGTTCTAACTCTGGTGATGGGGAAAATGGCGAGTCAACTCCCGGCAAAAGATTAAAGAATCCATTAGGATATTTCTCAAGTTATAACTATCAAATTAGTTTATACATGATTACTCCCGATGCGTATAACGCATTTATTGCATCTGGTCGTAAACAGATTGATGCATTAGCAACCGCAGGCGGTACGCCTGAAGAGGCTGCACGTGCAGGACAAGCCGGCGCATATTTGGTAGCACAAAGTGGCGGTGTCAATAATACTGATTCAGCAAGGGCACCCGGCTTCCAGTTTGATTATGGTATTGACAATTTGGTCATCACTACTGCAACCAATGGTAAGGCTACTGAAACATCAAGTAACGTTACTGAAATTAAATTTCAAATTATTGAACCATATGGTTTCTCATTTATTACAAAGTTAACTCAGGCTGCAAATGCATTAGGCGAATATGCTAAGAGCATGGGACAGGGTTGGCCTGAAAATCCAAACAAACAGTTCTTTATTTTAGGAGTTAGATTCTTAGGATATGATGAGGCTGGTAATAGATTAACTGGTCAAGAAGTCTATGACAGTGTTCAATTAGATCCTAATGGAAGTCCTGCAGGATTGTTCACTACATATTATGACATTGTTATCACAGAATTAAAGTTTAAGATTGATGGTAAGGCTACAGTTTATAATATTAAAGCCGCAAGTTTGCCGCCACAAAAAGCATTCTCAATTAAAAAGGGTATAATTACTTCAAATAAAGAAGTAACAGCCGCAACAGTTGATGAAGCCATTACTCAATTATTTGACAAATTAAATCAAGACCAAATTAAACTTAAAGAAGATGGTAAAATTAATGAAGTTAGTGAGTACAGAATAAGATATTTAGGAGAACCTGCTAGAGAAATTGCTGAGGCTACATTAGTTTCTCCTGAAGATATCGACAAGTTTAAATGGCCAGGTGCTGGTGCAAAGACCTCATCTCAATCTACCGCAGCCGCAGAAGTAAAGTCTCAGCCTGATAATACTAAAAGAAGTATTACTTTTTCAGGATCTCCTGCAACACCTATTTTGACAGCAATTAATAATATTATTACACAAAGTAATTACTTGAGAGATGCTTTGAAGGTAGTATACACTACAGCACTAGAAACTGATCCGAAAAAGAAATCAGCAAAAGAAAATAAACCCGACACTAAGAAAACTATTAAATGGTATAACTGTAGTGCAGAAATTTCTAATGCAAAATGGGATAGTAAAATTAATGACTGGGCATATACCATAACTTATGTATTGCAAACTTATGAAACGCCCATCCTTGATAGTTCATATGCTAATCCAGGTAAAAGATATTATGGCCCTCATAAGCGTTATGAATACTGGTACACTGGTAAAAACTCAGAAGTGTTGCAATATGAACAAACATTAGATAACTCATACTTTAACGTGTCGTTTGGTGGAAATCAACCAGCATCGACCGGCGGTGATGCCGCAACAGGTGGAAATGATGCTGGCTCAACCAACACAGCGAATAATGGTGGAAACGCATCAAATAGTGGTGCAGATATTTCAGTAGCCCCTAATCAGTTTACTAATCAACCTCGTATTGGTAAGTTAGGTGCTGGTTTAGAAGCACAGAATAACTATTTGACTACATTATATGATCCGGGTGCATATGCTAGTGCAAAGATCACTATTTTAGGAGATCCTGATTTTCTAGTACAAGACTCTACATCAGGTGAAAATCAAATCTATAGTAAATTTTACGGCACAACTGGATTCACTGTTAATCCCAATGGCGGACAAGTGTTTATTGAAATTGATTTTAAAGAAGCCGTTGATTACACATCAAACACCGGTACATTGAATATTAATGAAAGCATTTACTTTTATAAGTATCCAGAAAACATTTCTAAACAAATTAAAGGTGTAAGTTACATGGTAATTCAAGTAACTAGTACGTTTTCAGCAGGTAAGTTTACTCAACTCTTAGAATGTAATATTAATGCGTTTGCCGATCCTTCTACATCAGAGAATGGTGGTGGAAGAGAAAGTGATTCTGCACAGACTCCTAGCAGTAATTCTAGCGGTGGACCTGCACCCAGCAATAGTCAGACTACTACTCAAGGTACTGGTCTCAAGAAAGACAATCCAAGTAATCAAACACAACCGGCTACACCTACAACAAGCCCCGCACCTACACCTCAACCTAATACTACACCAACAGGTTCAGGCGCAAAGCCAGTAGCAGATGATGACGGCGGTTAAGGACAAATAAATGGCACAAGACGAAATTAAACAAAAAGGGTCTCCTAAAAATAGTAAGCCGAATGCAGGTGGTGCGGCTACTAAAGACGTACCTGTATTTGGTATTGTCAAAGATAACGTAGACCCTACACGTTCAGGTAGAATTAAAGTCTATATTGCTGACAGTCCACAAGCAGCCGCAGAAACAGATAATTCAGACAACTGGGTAACTGTAAGTTACATGAGTAACTTCTTTGGTAAAATTATTCCTGATGCCGCAGACGAAGGTTATGGGGACTATAAAGCAAATCCTAGTTCATATGGCGAGTGGCATGCTCCTCCCGATATCGGTACAAAAGTAATTTGTATCTTTATCAATGGTGACCCTAACTATGGATTCTATATTGGTTGTGTTCCCGAGGCAGAAAGCCTATACATGGTTCCTGCAATTGGCGCAAGTGATAATATCATTGCTAATGGTGGCGAGTCTGAAGGTTACGGTGGCGCATTAAGATTACCAGTTACAAATATTAATACGAACAACAAGGAAATGTCTGACAGTCCTGAGTTCGTAGATAGCCCTAGACCAGTACATAGTTACTCTGCAAGTATTATGAATCAACAGGGTATCATTCGTGATCCTATTCGTGGCCCTATCAGTTCAAGTGCGCAACGTGAAGCCGCAAGTAGAGTTGGTTGGGGTGTCAGTACACCGGGTAGACCAATCTATGAAGGTGGATTTGATGATGCAAGTATTGCTAACAACCTAGATAATTCTAAAGCAGAACAGTTAAGAGTTGTTGCACGTAGAGGTGGTCACAGTATCGTTATGGACGACGGTGACATTATTGGCCGTGACCAATTAATTCGCATTCGTACAGCATTGGGTCATCAAATCTTAATGAGTGATGATGGTCAAACATTGATGCTATTACACAGTAATGGTCAAAGTTATATTGAGTTGGGTAAAGAAGGTACAGTTGATATCTATTCAACTAACTCAATTAATATGCGTACACAAGGTGACTTGAACCTACATGCTGACAAGAATGTTAATATCCACGCTATGGAAAATCTTAGCATTCAAGCAAAGAATGTTCATGTTAACACTGAGGAAGAAATCAAACTACGTGCAACCAAAGATATTAAAGCATTTGCACTAAGCAACTTTACTGTAAAGGCAGGTTCTGCCGTAGCATTAGCCAGCGGCGGTGACAGTTCAATGAAAGCCGGTGGTCAAGCATATGTTAATGGTAGTAAAGTTAACTTAAACAGTGGATCAGCAAGTACTCAGCCTGAAGAAGTTGATATCATTCCAATCATTGCACAACCTGATACATTATACGATGAACAAAAGGGCTTCATGGCGGCACCTGGTAAGTTATTAACAATTGCAACACGTGCGCCTGCTCACGCTCCCTGGTCAGCGGCAGGTCAAGGTGTTGACGTTAAAACAGATTTGAATGCATCAAGTCAGTTGCCTTCACAACCATCTGCGGCTGTAGCCGCAACCAACAATGCGGCCGCAAATACAGGAGTTACTCCAGTGTCAGTTGCTACAGCGGCAACAGCACCGACTACACCTTCAGTATCTTCTGCACTTGATAAGGGAACAACCAATGCTGTTATGGGAGCAGTTGCAACTAATGCGGCTACAGGTGCCGCGTCTGCTGCCGTTTCGCAAGGTGCTGCCGTAGTTAAAGGTGCGGCCGGCGCAGCCACAGTTGCAGTAGGTGCTTTTGCTCAGAACGCAACACAACTTGCAAGTTCGGGTATCGTAAAGCCCGGTGCAGATAAACTTATTAATGCAATGGTACAATCAGGTGCTAACGTTGCACAATCAATGCCAAATGCAGTGTTTAGTGGTTCTGCTGGCGCAGAGACATTGCCTAAATTAGTACAAAATGTAACAGCACAAGCAACATCAGTTGTGTCTAACCTACAACAAGCACAAACAGCAATGGGTGCAGTTGGCGCAATTACAGGTAAAGAATCACCTCAGCAAGTTGCTGGTATGGTCATGGCAGCGGCTACAACAGGCGTACAGAACACAGTTGCCGCAGTTAAATCAATTGCAGGAGCCGGCGCAAACTTACCATCACTACCAAGTAACGCACAAGATGCACTTAAGGCAATTGGTCAAGGTGCAGCCGCCGCCGGTATTGCACAAACAGTTGGTGGCGCATTGGGCGGTATCTCTGGTGCATTAGACGCAATGAAGACTGCCCCAGGCTTGTCAGGATTAATTGACAGTGCAAAGGGTGTAGCAGGTTCAGCATTTAGTGCGATTAAGAATTCATTTAAGGCACTAGAAGCAGGTGTTCCGCAAAATCTAACTGCTATTGCAAAAACTAAAGCCGCAGAAAATGCTACAGTTGCAGGACAATCTAGCCAGTTAACTAAAGCACTAGGTGATGCGGCAACGGGAGCATTAGTAGGTGCCGCAACAAATGCATTGGGATTAGGCGGAGGCGCCGCACAAGGTGCGTTGAATGCATTAGCAACTGGTGGTAAGTCATTGGGTTCAGTAACCAATATTGGTGGTGCTATTAATAACACAGTTGCAGGTATTACTGGCACAGTGACCTCAGTTACAAATGCTATTACAGGTGCGACAAACACTGCTAAGTCTGTTGTATCCACTGTAGGTGGAATTACGGGTGCAACAAGTAGCACATCTACTGCTACACTTGCACAGAATATCACTAATGCAGTGGGTAGTGCAGTTAACTCAGTTAATGCTGTAGCCGGCGCAAGTTCTATGTTGAAAACAGGTGACTTGACAAGTCTATCTAAGGCTGCTAGTACTATACAACAAGGAGCCGCAGCCGCAACTTCTGCGGCATTGGCATCAGGTATTAGCAATTTACCAGGTGGATTGAAAACAGTATCGGCTGTTGTTAATAATGCTACCGATGCAATCAACAAACTTCCTGGCACTGAAGCCATTTCAGGTCTTGTTAAAGATGCACAAGCAGCCGCACTTAATGGATTACCGTTACCGAAGATTCCAGATGCAGCCGGAGCACTATCATCATTAGCAAGCAAGGGATTGCCTGCAGGCGCAGCCGCACAATTAACATCAGCAATTTCGGCATTAAGTTCAGGTACAGGTGGTGCTATTAAGTTACCAACTATTGGATTCAATACAACTGATCGTGCCTCTATCACTTCACAGATTACTTCAGTATTGGGTGATCCTAAGATTCCTATTCCAAATCTAGTGGGTGAAATTGCAGAATCAGTTAAAGATGAAGTTCAATCAGTTATTGACAAGAGTAAAGACTTGTTTGCAACTATTGATGAATTGGATGAAATCAGTGATAAGATTGATGAAGCAAGAAAAGCATTTTATGCGGCTGAAGCAGATTTACCTGAAGGCGATCCAGAAATTGATAATTTACGTAAAGCCTGGTTTGATCTGTTAGATAGCCCTGAACGCAAAACGTTATTGTCTAAACTAGATGATATTAAAGGCGTAAACGTTCCATCAGTAGCCGCAGCCGCAGGAGGTGCAGCCGCAGCCGCGGGCGACCTTGTATCATCATTAAGTGACACATTAAGTGGTAAAGGAACAATCAATAGTTTGATTGATACCGCATCAAATAGTGCATCATCATTATTGGGAAGCATTACATCCGGTGTAAGTTCAATTAAGGGATCATTAAGTTCTATTAGTACTACAGCAGGATCGTTAACTAACTTAGTTGGATCTGCTACACAATTAGCAGGAACTGCTAAAACAGCATTGGGTTCAGTGCCTGGACAAGGCGCAACTGCATTAACTGCATTACAAAAGTCAGCGTCAGTGGCACCTAGTTCACAGGATATTAATAATTCTATTGCAGGGATTATTGGAAGTATAGATACAGGCCCAGGCGCCGGATAAAATAAGGATATAAATACATCATGCCTCAATATATCGGATTCAGTACAATTAACGCATGTAAACCAAAAACTACTAATCCTGTGGGTTTAAACACAGGTGGAATTGACGGTGGTCCTGGTGGCATCAACAAGGGCATTGTTTGGGGCAAAAAGTTTCGTATTTTAGATGCACAACTAGTTGCTCAAGATTTTGTTAATGGTTTGAATATTAGAATGGGTACTAAAGTAGGTCAACCAGGATATGGAACTAGACTTTGGGACTTTATCTTTGAACCAAATACCGCAGACGTACAGTTTCAATTAGAAAATGAAATTCGCAGAGTTGCATCAGCCGATCCTAGAATCGATTTGAACTATGTAAAAGCATTCCCTCAAGAAAACGGTATCTTAATTGAAGTACAATTAGCCGTTGTTCCATTCAATAATCCCGCTACATTAAGCGTATTCTTTAATCGCTCTACAAACGTTGCCTCATTAGTATAAGTTAAAACCTGCTTTTTTGATAATGATAAATATATCAAAAGAGACTTACTATGGCAACCAGTTCAAGACAATCAGCATTATTCGGCGTAAATGATTGGAAAACAATCTACCAAACATTTAGAGAAGCCGACTTTAGAAGTTATGATTATGAGACTCTACGCAAGAGTTTCATCGATTATTTGCGTCTATACTACCCTGAAACATTCAACGATTATGTTGAAAGTTCAGAATTCGTAGCATTACTAGACGTTATCGCATTCATGGGGCAAGGTCTTGCATTCCGCAATGACTTAAATGCACGTGAAAACTTTATTGATACCGCAGAACGCCGTGACAGTGTTATTAAACTTGCTGAATTAGTCTCTTATACTCCAAAAAGAAACAATGCTGGTCAAGGTTATCTTAAAGTATCAAGTATTCAAACCACTCAAAATCTAACAGACATTAATGGTTTAAATCTTAGCAATCTTCCTATCTTATGGAATGACCCTGCTAACCCAAATTGGCTAGAACAATTTAATACTATAATCAATGCAACATTAGTTGACACCCAACGTATTGGTAAACCGGGTAACATCTCAGAATTGTTGGGAGTTACAACTAGCGAATACACTATGCGTATTCCTGCAAACAACTTACCAATTGTGCCGTTCAATAGTACTATTGATGGACAAACAATGGGATTTGAATTGGTCAGTGCAACTTCTATGGATGAGGATTATATCTACGAAGTTCCCCCTGCCCCTAACGGCAGATTCAATATGCTATATCGCAATGATAAACTAGGATTTGGTAGCCCTGAAACAGGCTTCTTTTTCTACTTTAAGCAAGGTGCATTACAGAACTTTGACTTTACATTGCAACAACAGATTTCAAATCAAAATATTGATATCAACATTCAAGGTATCAATAATACTGATACATGGCTATATCAATTAAATGCTGATGGCACCAGAACACTTTGGGATAAAGTAGACAACGTGTATGCCGACGCATATCTACAAACTGAATTCTCAGCAAAGAAAATCTTTTCAGTAAGTTCACGTTTTAACGATCAAGTAACTTATGTGTTTGGTGACGGTGTATTCAGTCAAATTCCAGTTGGTAACTTCCGTGCTTATGTTCGTGCCGGTAATGCGTTAACATACACAATTGAGCCAAGTGAAATGCAGGGTATTAGCGTAGCATTCACTTATATTGATCGTACAGGTCGTGCGCAGACATTAACAATCGGTCTAGAGTTACCATTAACAGTGTCAACTGCACAGGCACGTGAAACACTTGCTAACATTAAGCAACGTGCTCCAACAAGATATTATACACAGAATCGTATGGTTAACGGAGAAGATTACAGTAACTTCCCATATACACTATACAGTTCCATTATTAAGAGTAAAGCAATCAACCGCTCAAGTGTGGGCGTGAGTAAGAATTTAGATTTGCTTGATCCAACTGGCAAATACAGTAGCACTAACAGTTATGGTAGTGATGGTGCATTATATCAGGATGACACAGATGGTTTCCTAACATTAACTGTTAATAACACCAGTGATATTATTGCATTCTTTACCAATACACTTGCGGCTGCATTAGCAGATAATAATGCAACACAATATTATATTCAGAATTATACTAGATATACTATTCCTACAGGAACATATTGGAAAACAAGCACAGTGGATGCAAGTGCAGAAACAGGATATTTCTATACTGTTAGTGGTAGTTTAGAACAACCACAAAGCGTAGGTATTTTCTCAAGCACTAACTTGAAGTATATTACTACTGGTGCAATTGTAAAATTCCAAGCGCCAACTGGTTATTATTTTGATAATAACAATAGATTAGTTGCGGGTATTCCTGGCCCCGGTAACCCAACATATATTTGGTCAACAATATTAAATGTTGTAGGTGATGGTAGCAATAACGGTGAAGGTAGTTTTGCTAATGGATTAGGTCCAATCAAAGTTAATGGTTATGTACCAGACGGTGTGACAGCAACACAAGTTATTCCTGTGTTCGATAACTCATTGTCAACTACATTGATCCAAGAATGTATTATTAGAATGGAACTACAGCAAGATTTTACACTAGTGTTTAATAATTCACTATTGATTAATCAAGAGCGTTGGTCTATTCAATCATTCACTAATCCAAACTACTTTGTTAAGTTTACTAGTTTAGGTGGTAACCGCTATACTATTACATTTAAATCACTAACATATTATTTTGGTAGCGTAGCAGATATTAGATTTACATTTGCAAAAGACGAACTTGTATATGATCCATTCTCAGGAAAAATTATTCAAGACTTCATTAACATGCTTGCGGTAAATTCACAGTTTAATTCTAGTAGTCCATTAGGCAAAGATATTAAAGTTAATATCTTAGGTCAAACTGTTGAAAGTGATGGATATGTTAATGACTTTGAAGTAGAAGTCGCATCAACTGACGTTAACAATCGTCAATTGATTTTAAGTCCTGACTTCTTTAATGACATTACTGGCTATGTAAATAATGGCGCAAATATTGGCGTTTATGTGTTCTTTGAAGAAGTACAGGATGCTATTAACTTAACACGACAATATATTATTCCTACAAGTGATGTAGTATATCAGTATGGCACAAAAACACAAATTGAAGTAATCAAATATGATTATCCATTGGGTCAATTGTTCTATGCATATACTGAAAACAAATTTTACAAAACATTCCAAGATCAAACTGTAACTACACCTTCTTATGTTGTCACAGAACAACTTCAGTATTCAGTTAAGCCTGGTCGTCAAGGATTAAGTTTCCAATATAGACATAACAGCAACAACACTACACGTATCGATCCTGTTACAACTAACATTATTGACTTGTATGTTGTTACACAGGCTTATTATACTGCTTATACTAATTGGATCAATGATATTACTGGTACAGTAGTAGAACCAGATAGACCCACTATTAGTGAGTTGAATCAGGAATATGGACAAGTGCAAAACTTTAAGATGCTGTCAGATGCAGTAGTCTTAAATAGTGTTGTCTTTAAACCATTATTTGGTCCTAAGGCAGATCCTGCATTACGTGGTACTATTAAAGTTATTAAAGCAAGTAACACAAATGCTAGCGACAGTGAAATTAGAAGTGCAGTATTACAAGCAATGAATAACTATTTTAATGTTAATAATTGGAATTTTGGTGATACTTTCTATTTCTCAGAATTAAGTGCTTTCCTACATGCAGAGTGTGGCGAACTTATCAGTTCTGCGGTATTAGTGCCAAACAACCCCTCACAGCCTTTTGGAGATTTATATGAAATTAAATGTTTGCCGTACGAAATTTTCGTAAACGCGGCTACTGCAAATGACGTTTTAGTTGTGCCGGCACTCACACCCGCTGAATTACAGATAAGATAAGTACATATATGGCTACAAACAGAATTAGAACCCTTGAGTTTCTACCAGAAATTTTCAGAACTCCTAGCAATGCTGAATTCCTAGGCGCTACTCTTGACCAACTAGTCAATCCACCAAACACTATGCGTATTCAAGGATACGTGGGCAGTAAGTTTGGTTATGGCGTAAATGCAAAAGATTATTATGTAACTGAACCTACAAAAACACGTAGAGACTATCAATTAGATCCGGGTGTTGTGTTCACTAAAAAGAATCAGAGCAAGGCTCAAGATTTTATTACATATCCTGGCATCATTGACAGTTTAAATCTTCAAGGTGGTGTTACCGATAACAACAGTAGATTGTTTGAGAGCCAATTCTATTCATGGGATTCGTTCACTAGCCTAGACAAAATCATTAACTTCAATCAATATTATTGGTTGCCTGATGGAGCACCTGCGGTAACTGTAGCCAGTGCCACTGTGTTTGCTACTAATGATTATGTTGTAACTGATCTACCTAATGGATATAACATTAGAACATTGGGTGCAGGCGCTGGTACATTAAACCCTACGTTAACATTATTACGTGGTGGTACATATAGATTCATTGTTAATCAAAATAGTCAGTTTTGGATTCAAGGTGAACCTGGTGTAAGTGGGTACAGTCCAACACAACCTAACTTGCCTGTTAGAGATATCTTTGGTGTTTCTAATAACGGTGCAAGTCAGGGTGTCGTTACATTTACTGTTCCTTCAAAAAATGCACAAGATGACTATATTTTCCCAGGAAATAATTTAGTAGATGTTGTAAGCGATGTTCCATTTAGTCAAGTAAATGGAATGCGAGTGGCTGATTTAGTAGGTGGCATTGATGGCATCACATCGTTAAATGGACTACGTGTTCTGTTTTATAACACAGGCATTGCTAATGAAATTGGATATATTTCATCTTACTATGATGAAGTTCCTTATGATACGAACAATCCTATTTTAAGTTCATATATTCAGCCAACAACTATTAATGTTGCTAGCACAACACACATTGATTATCCGTATAGTACTACACCATACGATATTAATCCTTATGATGGTAACTTTAACTGGTTAACCTTAGGATCAGGTACTACCGATATCTTAACTGTAAATCAATCTATTACATTTAATAATCCAACTGCTGGTGGCATTGTTGCTGGACAAGTATATTTTATTTCTAGCATTTTAAATTCAACTGAATTTACAATCAGCAATACAATTGGTGGCGAGCCTATTACCCTAAGCAGTAGTGCATCGCCAATGACTGCTAATATTGGTCAAGGTCTGTACGAAGAAGGATTCTACACTACAGTATCAGAAAATTTCTATCGTGTAGAATACGTAGGTAATCCAGATGACCCAGTAATCAGATTGATGCCTGACGGAATCATTCCCACAGAGCAAAAGATTACAGCACAATTTGGTACTGAATGGATCGAGCGTAAGTTTTATAGAAATACTTTAGGCGTCATTAGTTTGATCCCTTATATTTCTGCACCACTAGATGTATTATATTATCAAGATGGTAGTAGCGCAAATAAAGTTGGTATTATTAGAATCATTGAAAGTAATATTACCAATACACTTAATGTTGAAACTGACGTTTTAGGTCAAAAGAACTTTACTTCTACTAATGGAGTAGTGTTTACTAATGGTCTTAAAGTAGAGTTTGATGGAGATGTTATTCCATCAAGTTACTTACAGGGTCAATATTATGTAGAAGGTGTGGGTACAAGCATTGAACTAATTCCAGTAGATTCATTAATCTGCCCTGAAGGATTTACTCAAAGCACCTTCATACCTTTTGATACTACTCCATATGATATTGGTAACTTTGATAGTAACCTGTTCGTTCCCGTTGATCCGGACTATATTACTATTGCAAGAAATAGCATTAGTAAAAATGCTTGGTCACGTAGTAACCGTTGGTTCCACATTGACGTAATCAATAACACTGCAACGTACAATAACAATCCAGACATTGTTACTACATATGCAACTGCTAACAATAAAGCAAAGCGTCCAATTATTGAATTCTATCCTAACCTTAAGTTATTCAACTCGGGTGCAGTGGGTAAAAAGGCGGTTGACTTTATTGACACTAGAACCGTTGATGCATTATCAACTGTAGCAAATCAAGAAAACTATTACCCTGATGTTGAAGTATATACAACATATAATGCTACAATCGCATCAGTAACTGGCACTTCCACTACAGTAACTATTGCTGAAGGTAACGTAACCGGTACATTCCAAGTGGGTATGTATATCACTGACTCCACTAACTTGTTGCCAGAGAATACACAAATTGATAGTATCAGTGGTACAGGAACAGGCACGTTAACA